TTAATGGTACCTGTGGTTGCCATGAAGATTTGTTTTACATCTCGGGCAAAATTCTTTTTGTTTTCAGCTAAGAAAGTACCTGCTGCCACTGTTGGTGAGTTAGTTGAAGTATCGTCTCCACTTACACTTGAGGTAATAGATTCTCCAGATGAGAATTCTCCCTTCTGCTGCATAACCCAAACATCAGTACTGTTTGTAATTGCTGCAACAACTACAGCTGTAGCTCCAGATGTTGCTCCAGTAATAACTGCATTGGCTGTAAGTGAGGCAACGTTTGCACCCATCACCAACTTATTAAACATGGTAATATCAAATAGATAGTGATGATATACAGCGGCGGCAGTTCCTACAGTTCCCGAATTATGTTCGAAGGCTCTTGATCTAGCATATCCTACAAGTGTACCACTAGCTGATCCAGGAGTAGCTGTCTCAGTATCGTAAAGTTTTACAATCTTAAATGGATCAAGAGTAGTACTTACCTTACTAATATCAGGTTGACCATAAACATTATCTACTTCAACATAGTTTCCTAAAAACGCAGGAACAGAATCGTTGTTTAAACTTTCAAATGTTCTTGATTTATTAAATGGAACAATTGATGGAGATTGAAGTTCAATTTCATAACCATCAACATATGCTTTACCTGGAGATATTGATAATGCAACTTTAGATTCATCTCCGCCATTAGCTGCCGTGTAGATACCTCGGTTTGTACCAGTATCTAAATGCTCACGAGCTTCAATGTCAAAATGTTTTACAATGTAATCGCCAGACTCGTCATTTGTTCGACGAGCAATCATATCTGCGATTACACTATATTCAGTTCCCTTTACTTGCCGTTCAACAAAACCATTATTAACACGAACCAACTCGATAAAGTTTTCATCGTCACTAGAATCTAACGAACGTTTTGTAAGTGTTAAACTAATTTTTAATCTATGAGCTCCTTTGGCTGCATAGTTTGATGAGCCTTGAGCGTTGTCGAGTAAACTGGAATCTGTTTCTGGAGAAACTAAAGTTTCTGTAATTAACCAACCAACTCGGTAAGAAGTAGTATTTGAGTATTTGTCAAGAACAACAGTTTGTTCTGTATTCTGTACCATGAAACCACGAACAAAATAAACACCGGCCAAAACCTTTACTGCTGAACCTGTTCCATTAGCCGAACTTACAGCTGTTGTAGCAGAAATAATATTCGTGGCATAAGACGAAATTGCCTTATTGGCAGAAATACTTTCGCCGTCTGTAAATGTAACCGACGAATTATCTGTGCCAGTTCCTTGATATTTAATGAATAGAGTATCTGGATCTCCTGTTGTTGAATCTGCAACAGAGTAACCAATAACCTTTGCAGTTACACCAGAAGTGGCTCCTGTAATAATTGCACCATCATATTGAGAAAGATAAGAAGATACTGTACCCGAACCAAAAGTAGACTGTAACTTTAAAGAATAATATTTACTGTCGTAAGCAACACTACCGGGAATAACAATTGTTCCCTCTTTGAACATATGATTACCAAACTGTTCAATTTGATTTTGTAAAATACTTTGTAGTGTTGTTAGTTCTCTAGCCTGAACCGCAAACCCTGGTCGAAAAAGAACTCTGTAAAAATCATCTTCTTTATTATAATCGTCCCAATATGGGCCTACGTTAAAGTTAGTCTTGGCTGGCATTTTTTACTTCCTAGAATTCAATAATTAATTTAATATTTTCTGTTTGATCTGAAGCTCTCAAAATAGGTGCACGGTTTTCTACATAGATAACATCACCACTATAGAAATCAATTTCTGGATTATTTACAGCCGAGACTGTTCCAGAAGCTCCACCTGCCCCATTAATAACCTCACTTGTTTGAAAGGCTGTTAGATTATTACTTGAATCAACACCTGTCCATTCTGTCTGAATATATTTTAAAGTTTTTGTTGAAGAATCATAATCAACAACTAATCCTTTGGCACCAGACGTTGCTCCAGTAATAACTTCATCGTTTACAAATGAACCTGGAGTTCCGCTAAACGTAACTGACTTGAGAGCACTACGAGTACTATCACTACAAATTGTGGTAGTACCGTAATCAAAAGGATCACGAACTACACCAACTCGTCTGAAGTCTTGGTCAATTACAAAATCACCAGAACCTGCAGCTCCGCTAAGAGTAGTATTGGTCATTACATAGAATCCGCCGAGTTCTTCTACTGCATTATAACCATGACCACCTTTTGGTCCAATAATTGGTGTGACCACAGCTGAACTTGTTGGTGTACCGATACTTGTAATATTATCTACATCACAGTTTGCAAATGTATAGTTTGATCCACCAGCAACAGCGGTTACAGATGTTACGGATCCGCCAGATACAACAAGTGTAAATGTTGCACTAGATCCATCGCCTTTTAGAGCTTGAGTTGCATATGTACCGTCTGTATATCCTGCACCACCAGCAGCAATATGATAATGTAAAACTTCTCCATCGTTGGCAGCTGAAGATACAGTACCGTCCGTATGAACTCCCATAAAATCTGGTGTTAAGAAGTTTGCAACCTCGGTTGAAGTCATTGTATACATATACTTCCAAACGTATCCATCAGCAGTTGTAAGTTCACTTGTAGAAGTTCCTGTAGGTTCAACTGTCGATGTTGCCCCACTATTATTCCACATACACTTATAAACGTTATTTGCAGAAGAACGGACATACATTTTAGTAGTCGTCGCAAACATATCAGTGCCACCAGCTACAGTTTGTACTGTTGCAGAGTTTACTGTTGCTCCATAATCTCCTCGATAATAGTCATAGACTGTACCTGTTGCCCAATCGTGTCTTGGAACAACATAAGAAACATCACTTGAAGTAATTTTCTTTGCGGCAAGCATATCTCGATAAAGCATCAACTCGTTGACTGTATTATCCACAGGTGTTGGTGGTGCTGTATCCGTACCACCTCCAGTACCTGAACCAAAGGCCTGAGGACGTCCTACAAATAGATAGTATACTGTAGGTGATGCTTCTCCAAATGACTCGTAGAATTGAAGAGCGTTATTGATTCTAAATTTGTTTGTTACAATTGCTGACATAGCATTAATTCCTAAAATTATTTATCTCTATTATTTATAACGACTCATTAGGTCTTATATAGAGTAATCTCCGAAGGAGGACTAATATTATTTTTATTTTTTGGATAGTTTACAAAATCATCAAGTGTAAGAACATTACCTTGATAATCTGTTGCCCAATCCATAAGTCGATAACCAGAAACTTTATTTTGTTTTATACCCCATTTGACAAAATTAACTACATCTCCTGAACTGTGTGAGTCTGGAGATGTAGAATGTGAACCTCTAGAACATCCCGTTAAATCATTTCCTGATTTTCCTGTATAATCTATAAGTTCATTACCAATCTTTATTGTACCTGCTGTTGGGTAGTTAGTTGCGTCTGTTAGAGTAATAGTTGTTACGCTATTGTTTATACCACCATTTAGTGATGTAAACGGTATAAGAACTGCATAAACATCATGACCTCTAAAGGTTAATGAAGAAGCATTTGAGTCTACCATACTCTGAGCAAATTTGAAATCTTTAAGATCATCATAAGTTGGCGCCGAACTAGTTAATTCAGAACCACCGGTATAAAAATCAACAGTACGATATTTGTACAGTGTTCTGTCTCTTTGCCCTCTTAGACCAAATACCTCAATTACTGTAGAACTAACACTTGAGGTTCCGCCAGTAATAGTTTCTGAGGCTTGAAATATACCAGTTAATGGAACATATCTCAAAAGACGAATACCCTCATCGTTAGTTATATCTTCGACCACTTTAGCGGTAGCACCAGAGGTTCCTCCAGTAATTACTTCTGTTAATGTAAATAAACTCCCTGTAGCAGCCTGTAAAGTATTTTCATAAAGTCGATCACTATCACCTGGTTCATTAGCCTCTGTAGTTGGAGTTGGATTTAAAGGACCTTGACTTGTAGTTCCCAATCTCATTCCCAACAATGCTGGGAAGATTACTCTATAGAATGTACCAAGTCCATCAACAGAAGTAATGTTTGCCAATTGAGATAATCGACTTACAATATCAAGTCTTCCAAATACCTTCCATCCAGCTGGATGAACAGTGGAAAGAAGATCATCCCTCCATTCAACAATCGAGGTTTCTGTTATGACTTCATAAGAATAGTCTTGCCAATATAAACTATCTTGAATTCTTTTAGCGCCTTCGGAAACAAATCCGTCTTCACCAACAAACTTCCCTGTTCTTTTTATAGCGGCGTCTACAGTTCCCGTAATAACTTCTTCCACATAAGAATCAATAACAGCAGTCTCTAAAGATATTGAACCTGTTATCGTTTCTCCGTGAAGAAATGGAGCAGCACTAAGTTGATCCATTTTAACTATTCCAGTAGAACTTTCCTGCGATATAAATCTTCCAGTTGCACCTGAAGTTGAACCTGTTAAAGTTTCATATTGAGTAAACAGTCCAGTTTTTTGTATACATAAAAACTTTGTAGGTACTACAAATCTTAAAGAATCTTGATCTGTATAATGTATACCGCAATCAAGAACATCTATAGCTCGAACAAGACCAACATCAGTTCCTTTTGCTCTTACTACAGCCCCAGTTCCAAAAGGAGAAGAATTTTCTACAGTAAGAGATGGTAGTGATGTATAACCGTATCCCGTTGTCGTTACTCGAACATCAGTAACGTCTCCAACACCAGTATTCGTTTCTTGAACCATAACAGATCCATCATAGACATCTCCAGTTATTGTTTCTGTCTCATAAACAAATCTATCGGTTGACAACATTCCTGTATCTTCTTCGTTAGCAATAAAGGTATCTACGGTATTCGTTGTAAGTCTAACAGTATACTCAGAACTATTACCATAGAGAAGTTCTCCGGAAGAAAAAGATCCAGTCACAGGACTATATAAAATCTTTTTTGCATCCTCAATAAACTCAATGACAATACCTGTAGCACCAGAAGTTAAACCATTAAAAGTTTCACCAACTTCAAAGACTCCAGTGGGCCTGTCAAAAGTAATGACTGATTCCTCAAGTAACATTTCTCCTGGAGCACCAGTAGTACCATCTTCTAAAGTGATTCTAAATTCTCCAGTTACAGAACCATCTTCTGGAATAAATCCACCATTAACAATAGAGACTTCCGCTTGTAGAGCTGCACCGTTAGTATTTGTATTATCAACAGTTATGGTATCACCAATAACGTAACCAGATCCTCCGGAGTCTACAATAATATTTTTAATTGTGCCTGCACTATATGCAGTTACATATGACACTCCTCCAAGACCAACATCAGCAGTGATTGTAACTCTATCAGGTATTCCAACATTCGTGTTTATTGAATAATCTCCAGTGGGAAAAACTGGCTTGTTAATGGAGGCAGCTATTTTTGCAGAAACGTCTAGTTCTATGTTTGTATTGTTTGGACCAGTTATATCTTGACCGATAATAAATTCACCGTCAATACTTCCAGGATTTAAAACAAGCTCAGTAATTAATTCTCCACCAAGAGAAAATTGTCGAACGTTATCAACAACTGCTGTAGTTCTTTTAATCGTCTTATAGCCTTTATTATAAAAGGCTCCGCCCTCTAAAATAGTTCTATCGAATACTGCTTGTTGTGTAATTGTCTGACCTACTAATAAATTTAAATCGTCTATACCATTCACGCTATCTTCTAAAAGTATTTGTGATCCGTCTTCATGAAGAATAAAAATATCTCCATTTGTATCTGAGGCTTCTTCATCTTGTAAAGTACTGTTTGTTGGTACAACTCTTAGAGTAGTATCTTCCGTCCACTTACCATCAGACACTCTGAGCAAATCTTTTGTTGGATAGTATAGTTCAGCTTCTTCGTCTAACAATATTCTAAAAAATAACTTGTGTCCCTTTTTAGTTCCCTTACTTCTATAAAGGTCTTTGATATTTTTTAGAATAGATTTTTTATTAAGTCCAGTTGCAAGTTTGTCTGGTAATGACCTCATAAAAGAATTTTTAAATTCTATAAAGAAGGCTTCAATAGTATCATCAACATCTGCATATTCTAAAAGCTGCATTATATTCTGAACAGGATTTGCAGTATAACTAACAATGTATGCAGTAGTACCAGATGTCTGTCCGACAATCTGTTCTCCCAATTTAAACTTGTTCTGAGAGGAGATAAACAATCGTGAACCATTATTAATATCTTCTACTCGTATGACGGCAGTTGCTTTAGACGTTTGACCAGTAATAGTTTCGCCGTTTAGAAATGCTCCGTTACTTCTGGCCTTTGTTCCTCCTACCGTATCATAATCTTCTAGAAGAATATTGTTTGACTCTCCAGTTCGATAACGATTAGTATCTTCTAATATAATGTAGGTAGAATTTCCTAGTTCATACTTAATAGAATCACTAGAACCAAAATCTTTTAATTTGAGTTCAGCAGACTCTAGAAACTCATAGTAAGCTTTTAGAAAGGCAAGAAAGTCCGGATGGTCAGCTCTAACAAATTCAGGTTGCTGATCCGTTATATGAGTTGAAACTTTACTATAGATTGTAGCCATTAGCTATATGAACTTGTGGTACTGTAAGAACTTCCTGCGTCAGATGATCCACTTGCAATACTATCAGCAGTTCCTACAACGGACATATTATATAAATCAATTTCTAATACTTGATTTCTTACAGGAACAATATCATTAGAATTTGGTTTTATTGTAATACGAATTCTAGTCTGAGTTGAACCATCATAGTTTTCAACAGAAGCAATATTTTCCGCGTTAAGAATAATTTTTCCTGTTGTATAATCTACTGTTCCAACTGGACCAGATGTCTTATAGACCTTAGCCGTACCAGAAATATAATATGCCTTAATAATACCATAACCGTCATCTTCATAATAGTATGTGTTAGTGTCGCCTGTGTATTTAAATCCAGAAGAAGAAAGCACGCCTGCAGGTTCAGTAGATCCCGCTGATTTTTCCTGATGGCCGTCATGAGGATGATACAGTCCGTTATTAAATGAGATAGTATATTTCATCTCAGTATTAAGAGATGGTAGAAATGTTTTACTTGCCTTGATGCTTGTAATGTTTGATAGTATAGAAGAATCAACATCATCAATTAAACGAACAAATGGAGAGTATCTAAAAATAGCTTCATGTTTTTCCAAATTATCATCAGAATATGTAGTAACCGCAGACGTAATTAGTGCAGCCAAATCTTCTTTACTTTTTGTTGTTACTGTATTGTTAAACTTAAAAGAAATTTTTGGAATTATTTTAATTGTCTCAGGATCTATAATTACAGGAGTTACTGAAACAACATTATATTCTTCTAATAAAGAAACAATACTTTCTTTCGTAGATTGAGTTAGTGTGTTACCCGCCTTTGGGCGAATACTAATATACACTTTACCATAAACTGCAGGATCTTCATACTCTCCACCCCAAACTGAAATAGACTCGACGTTTGGATAAAGTTTTGGAACCATTACAGCATAATCTTTAGCAGTAACAGTTCTGTTTTGTGCTGCATAACTAAACGGAGCATTTGCTCTAATTGAATCTAAGTTTTCAGCTTCAGCTCCACCAGAAGCCACATTTATCGTAGTGGTTGTAATGTCGATAAATCCAGAAATACTACTATTAGCAAAAAATGAACTTGCGCCGTTTGCTTCATTACCATTTGTTACGACATATTTTAGAATTACAATATTTCCATCATCTAAAGCCTTACCAACAACATCATCTCCGAAATAAACTTCCCATTGCTCATTTACATTTTCTTGTATAAAATATGCCTTTGTTGTTTCAGTAATATCAACAAGAGAATCTGATTTTGTATAGGTATTTGTGGTACTATCAGATACACTGTTCTGCACCTGAACTTGTAAAGTAGAAATATCTACACCATCATTAGGAATAATAAATCTTTGGTCTGCATCTGCAAGATCAACAGTAAATCTGGTAGTCGTCCAAGTACCCTCATATACAGGAATACCCGCATCAGGACCAAAAACATAAAGCCCAGTATTCGGTTGAATTGTTCGATCTGAAATATTTACAAACTGATATGACACACCATTTATAATTGAGGTAAAAACATAACCCTCTGGCATAGTAATACTTGTTGTGTTGGCATCATTGACTTGAACCTTAACATATGCAATTGGTGCTGTCTTTGAAGTTGGAGTATATCCTAAAGCCTTTGCATGAGAAGTAACTGAGTTTCTTTTTTGAGCTGTATCTAAAAACATTTCATTGGCTAACATATTTGCCAAGAAAGCATTATAGTGAGTGTTGTATGCTAACGTATCAAGTAGAATATTCATACCTGATCCTTCAAAGTCATAATCGGTAAATTGAGATTGACCCTTAAGATAGGTTTTTAAATTATTTTTGATACTGTCAAAGTCAAGTTCAGTAATTTGTAACTTTCCTTTTGTATTTAATCCTGCAGCCATTATCGTATTCTCTTGAGTAGAACTTCTACTTCTTCTAATCTGTTTGGTGTATTTTTAATAATAAAGCTAATGGTACACGCCAAAGTGTTATTGTCTAAATTTTGTTCTTCAACTCCGAAATTTATTGAAGTCAAAGTGACTCTAGGTTCATATCTGTCAATAGTATCTTTTATTTTTGTTCTCAAATTAGACAAAATAATTGGAGTAAAATTTTCAAACATGGCACCACGAATACCTGTACCAATTTCTGGATGAAATGGTTTCTCTCCAGGATTTAACAAAACTAAATTACGAACGGATCTTTTAATTGCTTGAGCATCCGATACCGTAGATATATCTTTTGTTACTGGATTAGGAGAAAAGAATAAATTTATATCCTTGAAAGTAAAACTACTTTCTCCATTATTGTTTACAGATTGTGCATCTGTATATCCTGAGTTATATTCTGTAGCCATGTTCTAATATTTATCTACTTTCCTTGACCTCTATACTTTTTAAAGTTACGTCTTTTGTTTTTATTCTTTGGCCGAGACCTAACAGAACAACCAATTGACGTTCTTTTCTTTACAGGTTCAATTTTGTTTTGTTGAGCTGCCTTTTTAGCCATTAGCTTTCTTCCTTACTTTCTTTTTACCATTACCATTATTTCCATTATGATGATGGTGATGATGAATGTCTCTAATCTTTTCTTCTTTCTTCCAGAAGATTTGTACCAATCCATAAATTACAAATAAAGTTAAAACGAGTTTGACTGGAATAATCCAAATTAAAATTCCAATAATAACCATAAGAAGTCCCATATTCATTTCTCGATCTTTTACTTTTTCAATCAATTTGTTTAACATTTTTTTCTCCTAATTATGTTATATAAGTTTTAAGGTGCACTCCAACCAAAATAGTCTGAAGCGTTTATTGGATGAACATGAACTGAACCCTTATTTGTACCATGCTCATCATGAGACCACGTCCCAACGACAATATATATATATCCGGAACTACTGTCATAATCTATGGCAAGAGAATTTACTTGGTCTCCAGTTCCATCATCCAACTGGTAAAATGAATTGTAGGTATAAGTCATAAGCCCTCCACCTTCTTCGAATAAATGTACCGCACCGCCGTTTGAATAAAAGGTATCATCTCTTGGTGATAGAACTGCAAAAATTGAACTCTCTACTCCTGAATTTTTTGGTACAGATATACCATTACTATAACTTGCATTCGAGCTGGATACCCATTCACCTCCTCCGCCGAAGTAATTAGTCTGCGTATTCAGCCAATTATATGGATCAGATTCAGAACTCAAAAAAGTACCAGAAGAATCATACATATGAATTCTTCCACTGGGCTGTTCTGACGGATCTACTAACTCGTAAGGATCGGAGGCCAAAGCCGCACCAATATATAAGTTATTTGTGATAGGATCTATTGCACATGACGATCCAAACTTTGGACCAAGATCCGTATCATTACCAACAAGAGTATGCTGTAAATTTCCGCTCAAGTCATAAACATAAGCAACACCAACTTGTTCCCCTGATCCATCTCCAGGAATCGTAGAATTTGGATTAGTAACAATAATTTGATTATTTCCTATAGTTACTTTCTGCCCGAATCCTTGATATTGTCGTTGAGTTACTGTAGTGCCTGCAGGAATTGTTCCTCCTAATGGAAAGGGTGACAGCGTCCCTACGTTAATGTATATTCTCCAGCCCCCAGGAATTGCGGTGCGGCCGCTATAAGTTACCAGCTGTTCTTGTGGTCCCCCTAGATCAAAAATAAGTTCGCCCTGTTGAGCAAAAATCGTAGCATCAACAACATCTATCCAGCTTGCGTTAGCTGGCGCGATTAAGGTTGTAGAAGCTCCATTATCTGGATTAGGTATAGTAGCGATTAAGCTTCCATTATAATCATAAATGTAAGCTGCTCCAATAGTTCTAGAACCAACGTATATGGAGAAGGATCCATATAGATCCGGATATAGATCACTTTCTCCGACAACAAATCTATCGCTACCGCACGCTACAGATACTCCAAATTCCCTCCAATACTTGGATGTGGGATGTTTTACAATTATAGAATTACTTCCATCACTATCCATTATTACAACAGCACCATGCTTAACATTTTGATTGAACTGGCCTGGCGCACTATCTATATACGTCGGAGATCCTATAACAATTTTTCCTGCTGTAGGATGACTATCAACAACAGCAAAGCCACCAAAAGTTCCAGGATCTCCATTAGACGAAAGAATAGAAGATGCTGATATCTCCACTTCATTAGAACCATCATATAAATCATAGATATATAAAGAAACATGCCCCTGGGCGCCGGGGATCCCCGGCGAACCGTTGGTAACTAATAATTTATCTCCCAATATGCTAACATCTGTACCAAATTGATCCCAATCGGAAGCACCAATTAGTTCATAAGCTTCTGGTGGAGGAAGTGGAGGAACGTAAGTACAACCAGCCATAGTAAAGGTTGAACTCGGTGCACTGGATTCAAAATCAAAAGGCACATTTGGTGCTGCTATCGGACCTAGAGGAAGAATTGTTTTATTGTGATCTTCATATCCTGTCCAGGGAGATTCTAACTCATGAGTAAATCCTCCTGTTCTAACCATTTCAGATTGATCTGTTAAATATGTCTTTTTGTCTGAAGTAGAAGGATAAGTTTTAGTGACATAAGCACTTAATCCTTTTTGCATATTTTCAATTGTATCGTGTAAATTACGAATGTTCTCTCCTCCAATTCCTTCTTCTAAATTATTATAATTTAGAGCTAAAGTACTAACACTTGTTCCTGTGGCTGGTCTTGGATTGGGTAAATCTATAGAGAGTAATTCTAAAGTTTCTGGTATAGCAGATATTCTCGAATCTTTAGCGGATTCTGGTGCTATAGAACCAGGAGTTCCGATATTTCCTGGAATTGACGCAGATCCAAGTCCACTCGATGGAGTAAGTAAAGTTGGAAAAATATTCACAGAAGTATCACCAGCTAAATGAATGATTCCTGCTCCACCCGTGCCAGTGACAGCCTTTATTTCTACAGGACCACATTCATTATGAATGTTTAAGTTTGAAAAAGACACGAGAGCTAACGATTGATCTCCATATATATCTACGAGTCGCGACTGCATTTCTATAGTAGCGGAAGATGTTAAATATGTATTGATAGAATTTAAATGAATGTCATATCCAGAGTTCAAGGTAATGCCATTGTTTATATGATGAACTTCATTTCCTTGCATAGATTTAAAATGAATGTTACTGAATGTACCTAACCTATAATCTCCATTTGATGAATCGTATATACCATATTCAGATGGTCCCTGGAAGGAAGAAGGACCTGCAGCGTGACGATATTGACTTTTTTCTGCGTATAGTTCTAAATCTTCTCCGGCAGCAATATGTATATCGCCAGCATCACCATCTGATAGTGTCTTTAATCCTATTGGTGCCTGATTTGATTGTACGAATACACCATATTGTTTTGGTTTTGTATCATCTCCGATTGCTTCAATCTCAACATGAGCAGCCTTCATACGAATCTTGGATCTCTCTTTTGCGTTTCTTGATCCTGCACGATATTCATCCGTCTGATCGGCAGTAACTCCTGTGCCATGAAGATTAATATGGCCGTCAGCCTGGAAGTTAATATCACCATCTGCCTTAAAGTTAATATTACGTTTGGAATGAATATCAATATCACCACCAGACCATAACTGTAGTTTCCAAGCAGCAGAAATATCCGCACGATCATTATAACGAATCATTACCTCGTCATCAAAAGTGTGCACAACTTTTCCTTTGACGTACATATAGTCATCATGTAAACGAATATCGTAATTATCTCCTTTTACATAATGAGTACGAGTTCCATTGTGGTCAATCTCATAGTAAGTGCCCGAACGATGCATTTGATGAATACGCTCAGCGCCGGGAGTATCGTCGTACTCCATGATATGACCGGACTCTGATTCGTAGACATTATTAAAAGGATAGCGTGCGTTGTAGTCGCCTGCAGGCTGGTTCCAGTGCATATGATTCTTACCAGTCTCTGGATCAGGAGAACCAATATTGATTTGACGTTCTCTCATATCTGCTTTCCAACAGAGAGACCAATGAGGATTATGTGGAATAACTACACCGCCGCCCAAATAGGTAGACCAATTATCGTTTTTTACTGATTCAGCTTCTGCTTTATAATTTCCTAATTGTCCCTTAACGGAAGTCCATGAAATAGATCCAGGTCCGGACCACACATAACCATCAGCAGTACCAAGTTCCATTGTGAAACTTTTACCATCATCACTACAACTTAACAATCGAAATATTCTTCCATTTAACTCTTGCATACCACGGCATCCCG